CAATTGTTTTTGCCATTTCTCCCCAATAGTAATCCATGAAAGATGCAACAGTGAAATCACCGTTAGATCCTTTTGTCATTTGTAATGAAACGAATGACTGCTCTAATTGGAATTGACAAATTTCTGCCATTGCTGACAATCCACATACGTCAACCTCTACTGAAGCAAGTTCATCAACTGAAGCGTTCCATCCACAGTTTTCTGCTTGTAAAACCTGACCAAATGTTACATTGGAAATTTTAGTTTTGTATTTGATACCTGGAAGTGTACGGTAGTTGTCAACCGTTTCCTCTTGTAAATACGCACGAGAATAGAATGCCTCGCTGTTTGCTTGTAATAATGCTGATGCATCAATATCCAAGTCGAATCTTAATTTTCTGCTCATTTTGTTTTGTTTTGTTTATTATTAATTATTAGTTATTATTTAAAAATTTACTAACCGCACTGAACTTTTCATGTGTGGATAATTTGGTTGCAGTCATTTCGACTTCATCCTCCGTTTCCGGCATCATCATTTCTTCCATTTGGTTGCGAAGGTCAGCGATCAATGCGATGATTGCTTTCTCTCTCTCCTCAAGTAAAGGTGTAACGATTGCAAGGATAGCTTCAGAATCCAATGCGGGATCAACTGCCATTTCTTCCTCAACTGCATCTTCAACAATTGGAGCTTCTTCCTCAACAACTGTTTCTTCGAGTGCAACTTCTTCCATTGCAACCTCTTCAATTGGTGCATCCTTAATCTCAATGATTTCTCCATCCACTACAACGTAGATTTTGCCATCGATTAAGTGCTCCCCATCAGGTAATTTGTTCATGTTATATTTATTTAATTGATTACTTAATTTTAAACCAAGGAATCCCTCAATTGAGAATCCGATTTGGTCATTGGCAACCAATTCAGCATAATACTCTTTATCAGTTATCTGAGCGGTTACCATCAATGTACCTTTTGGAACTTCGATTCCAAATGTTGAATATGATTTGTCTTCCTTTGGTTGGTCCACAATCCATGTTTCCAAGATATATGCCGGAACTGTTTTGGATGTATCATGCTCCAGGTTGAAAAGGTCACGATTGCGAAGGTCACTCATGAACTTCTCATGAATCTTTGCGATGGTTTCCTCAGTGAATGACACATAGTAATCTCCATCCTTATCATCTCTTCGATATATCTCCATCGGTATCATTGCCGGTGCAGTGATTCGATACTTCAAATCATCAGCAAAAATCATTTTCTCAGCTTGATTGAATGCCATCCCTTTGACCTTGATTGCAGGTTTTGAGGTGAATGCAATCTGCTCAATACCTAAATCTTCCCCATCAGAATATTCGGGATCAATTGTAATTTTGTAAATAGGTAGGTCTTTGGTCATGTATATATTAAAAAAATTGTAAATTTGTTCATAAATTACACATATGATAAAAATATTTGAAAGGGAGATACCCAACCGAATGGATGAATTGACCATTGAACAATTCGAAAAAGTAACTGAAATCACCAACAACCAAGAACTTGATAACATTGACCGTTACATCAAGATTTTTGAATACTTTGGTGTGAAGGAATCCGAATGGGATGAGAATGATGTGGACCTATCCGAGTTTATTGACAAAGTAAAGGAATTTAACTCAAGCAAGTATGAGAAAAAGGATGCAGTTGAGTCAATCGAATTGGAAGGATATACCTACGAAGCGAAGATGAAGATATCAGTGAAGGATACCAAGATGATTGAGAAGATTATCGGTCGTAAGTCAAACAATTGGATAAGTGATTTGTTGGCATTAATGTTCAAACGAAGTGACCTCACACCTACTGAGCATTACACTGAAGCACATCTCAAGCATAAATCAAAACTTTTCAAGCAATTGAAAGCTGAAATTGCAATACCTTACTTAGTATTCGTAACCGAAAAAATCGCATCCCATGCTCAATCTGAATCTCCCGAAGCAGTGGAGCCAAGTAACGATTGAACAATTCATTGAGATAAGGTCATTAAACCTTGAGGATGGTACACTGCAATATAATACCGATGTGCTCTCCATCCTCTCTGACCTTCCCATTGAGGAGCTTGATGAGATTGAATTGGACGAACTCCAGGAACTGACCAAGCAACTTGCATGGATGACCTCAGAACCATCCAAGAGATACCAACATCAGCTCGGTGAATTGAAGCTCAAGCCATTTGTTGACATCACTCTCGGTGAATTCATTACATTGGAATCATTCGTCACTGATGACTACATCAAGAATCTCCGGAATATATGTGCGATTCTCTACCGGAAAACATCCATTGATGAATGGGGGAATGTTATCACTGAGCCATATAAATTCAAATCAACTGAGCGTGTGCATCTCTTCGATGACTATCCCATCACCGCAGTATTCGGATTGATACCTGAGTACCTTCAGTTCAGGCAATCGTTCCTGGATAGCCATGCCAATTTAATGACCGAATCATTCGATGATGATGAGGAAATTGACGATCCGGAAGAACGCAAAGAAAAGGAAGAGGAAATGAAATCTTCCAAATGGGGATGGGAGCAATTGATATGGACCATGTGTGATGGTGACCTTTCAAAGTTTGATGCAATCACCGATACAAAACTTGTGTTGATATTCAACTTCCTTGCAATGAGGAAGGAGCTTGAAATCTAATAATCAAGTGCATCCCAAAACTCTCCATACAAAGGTTGGAAGTCATAAATAACTTTCACTTTTTTACGAAGCAATCCACCAAGTTCCAGGATAGGGAATGTCTGAGCCAATTTACTCACATACTGCCCATACATTTCGGATATCAATCCACTCTGCTCAAGTGCAGTGTTGAATTTACGAACCAAATGGAATGGTGCGATACTGATTGTACCGTTGTTTAGGAATCCAAAGTAATATGCTGCGAGTATTTCAATACGGAGATTCCCCTCAAGGCTCACCTTGGCATTGATACGCACTGATTCATACAAAGTACCTGAATCAATAAGTCCTTCATCCTTGATTACTTTCCTCAATACATTAGCAACTTTCCTCCTGGTTGGATAAAGGATGTTGAATTCTCCGGTATTTTTATAAACTCCCATACTATTATATTATAATTAATCACCGATTTGTTTTGGAATTTGGCAATCAGTCCATGAAGGAATCACAAAAGTGATGTTCATCAACCATCCTGCTGCATAATCCAAGAGGTCATTATTCAATGGTGTAAAGGTAGGGAATCCTTCCACATCAAAATCAGTATCAATCAATGAGAATGTATAATTCAAGTAAAGGTCGTTCAATATCTGCTGAGTATCTGAGAGAATTGTGGTGATATTCGCACGATCCTTTTGGATGATATCAAAGCAATATATCTCCAGGTTGATTAAGTTCACGTTATCACTTGCAATGACATCCACCGGTACCACATACACGAGCGGATACTTCTCATCCTTGGTTGCGAAGTTGAATAACTGTTCCTTGAAATCAGTACCTACCTTTTTAACTTGCAAATGTGCGTTATAAAAAGCGATTATTTCATCGGTTAATGCTTGATATGATATCATAATTCTGAGGATTTTTGGATTTTGCTTACTTTGTTTTGAGTGGATGTTATTTCGGTTTCACTTACAATTGCAGTAACGGTGATATTATTGGAATCACTTGATTCAACATTGTTCTGATTGTTACCTTGACCAAACAAGTTACCAGGTGTGAATGATGGAACTGATGAAGATACCGAAGTATTTCCTCCTCCATTACTTGTTGATGGAGATGATGGTGCGGATGTTGATGTAAATTGTGTTGATGCTATCTTGGCGATATTGGCTGCTGACATTGCTGCGGTTGCAACAAGATTGGCAATACCAACCGGATTGGGTACCACACCAATTGCCAATGGAGCTGCTGCCAATGAAGCGGTAACCGCCTTACCAGCATCCACAACTGCACCTGCCAATTGCATTGATTTGTTGAATGTGAATTGTTTCTTGGCAAGAGCTTCCTCCTCTTTACTTCCTTTCTTGACGTTCTTCATCTTTGCTGCGAATGCGATATCACCAAGAGCTTGGATTGATTTCACTCCATCCTCAGCAATGCTTAATGCATCATTTGCAGTTTTTAATTGTGCATCTCGTTTCTTTTTCTCTTCATCCTCTTTTATTTTGACTCTCTCATCTCCTGCCTTTTTATCAATATCATTCAGGTCTTTTTGAAGTTGAGTTTCTAATGCCTTAACAAGTTCTCCATTGGTACCGGCAGCTGCAACCTCCTCATCAAATTTCTGCTGAAGTTTTAACTTCTCAAATTCAGTTGCATCAAGTGTGAGCTCTTGTAATTTCAACCATTGAGCATCTGCAATTGAAATCTTTTTATCAGTTTCTTCCTGAGCTTTTTTCGTTCTCTCTTTACCTGCATCCTCAGCAATCTTTGTCTGCTTAGCTTGGAAATCTAATTCAGCTTTTGCGAGTAGGTCCTCACTTTGTTTCTTGAGAGTAGCTTTTTCAGATGCAGTAAGTTTCTCATTCTTTTTAATATCCTCAATTTGTCGACGATACTTCTCTTGAATTTCCTGAAGTTCTCTCTTGCTTTCATCAGCAACCAATGCGATACGGTTATCAATGATTGTTCTCTCCGCTGATAATCTATTCGCTGCGTTCTCTTTTCTCTTATCCGCTGCCTTTTGTGCTGCTGCTGCCGCTGCTGCTGCATCCGCATTTGCATCATTGATTGCTAATATCTGACGATCAGAACGCCCTTGGACAATGATTGCTTTTTCATCGGCAAGTTGTTTTCTTAATTCTTTTAGTTTTTCTTTGTCTGCTGATTCTCCAAGTGCTAATTGTGCATCCAATGCTTTCTTCGCTGAGGTATATCTTTCCTTCGCTGATAAGCTCATTGCCATGGATGCTTGGACTTCCGTTTTGTAGGTATCCTTTCCTTGAGCTTTGAGTAATGCGATTTGATTGGAGTACATTTGACTTGTGACCGCATCCCTATCCTTGGATGATTCTTGTATTTTTTTATTTGCCTCAACCATTTTCTCAGCATTCTCCTCTGCTGCGTATTGAGTCAATCCCAACCAATCAGTAAGGTCCTTGAATCCCTGGATAAGTAAATTGATTGGATACATCAATACTGATAATACCTTATCAAGTACACCAATCTTATTCAAGAATATTCCAATAGCTGCCACAATAGCAACAATAACCGCAGTGATTAAGAATATTGGATTCATTAAAATCTGAGCTCCTAACTTCATGAATGTACTTCCAAGAGTCATGACTGTTTTACCGAGTCCCTTCAATGCGGTGGAGATGTCTGCCTTACCAATTCCTCCCATTACTTTTTGGAAGGTCTTCGCCTTTTGTGATGCCTCTTCAAAATCCAACGACATGATGGAATCCTTGATGCCTCCAAATGATGAGGATATTTGTTCGAATTTCGAACCGGATGCGAATACATTCACCGCATCATTTGCATCCTTTATTTTATCCGATACCTCTCCCGCCTTTTTCGCGAGTGCATCCATTTGAGCGGGATCACTTGCTTCAGCAATCGCAGCCTTTAAACTTTTTAATTGTGACTTGAGGGAGCCTACCCCGTTTAACGTTAAGTCAATTGCTACCTCATTACTCATATACTCGGATTTCTAAAGGTGAATAGTTAAGCCTTCCATCGGTGTGTTGATGGTTGGAAGTTTTGGTTGTTCTCACCACCACATTTCCATCGGTGTTGATGTATGCGGTTGCAAGGTAATCATGCTCGGTGTTGCCAATGGTCACAAAGGTAGTTAATGTATCCAATGGAATCAATGGTGTTCCAAGATATTCACCTTGAGCAGTTCGAGTCCAGGTGATTTGACCAATTGTATTGGAGAATTCAATCACTGTTGGAGCTGATGTACTTAGTTGATTAAGCAATGCAATATATCCACCGGATTGAAATGCTATTCCATTGATTTGCGGAGTTATTATTCCATCATCATTCAATACCTTACCATCACCAATAACAATCCCTCTCAAGCCATCTCCAACAATATTGCCATTCCCTCTGATAAGTACATCATCACCACTCATGTTGGCATTGGTTTGTGCTGAGCGAATAGTCATGGCAGTTGATGTGGATGCAACTGATGTAATTGGTGAGGTTGGTGTACCTGGAGCGGTTTTGAAAAGAGCCAAGTTGATATCTGAATCAATCGAGATAAGTTCCACTTTGGTTGGTGCATCATTGTTGGCATCGTAATCAATTACCTTGTTGATATTCCACCATGAATTGTCAATGCGAATCTTATCATTGAGCTTCATGATTTGAATATCAGCTTCAGTCAAGTGAAAATATGCGGTGAGCATTTTGCCCACATTGATTTGGTTGACTGTTCTCCTCCAGTACAAATTGTAAAGGTTGTTTGACGTTAATGTCTGAGGAGAATAGAAGTAATAATCACAAGTGCCATAATTGATATCAAATGATGGTGTGATTGCATTGTCAAAATGTCCCAACATTGGATATTCCTGGATGCCATATTCTCCAGTGCTCCCATATTCAATCAGATTGAATGGTCCACATGACTGTTGTCCTCCATCATATAAGATGCGGATGTTTGTCTGAGGAGCTTCACCATCAAGAATTGGAACATATGCGTTGTTTGAATTCAATATCACCGGAGTTGGTGAGAATATCAGTTCCTTTGTATCGGTATCCTTAACATATTCTGAATCGAAGGTATACTCAATTTGACCATATATCTCATCAGTCATCTGAGTGTATACCATATTAGGTGAATCGGTATCCGCTTTGTATGTGAGCTTTAATTTCTTGTTTGTTACATCCGGAAGGAATAGGAGATTTTGTTCTCTATCCTTCATTAGTTTTGCAGTCCAATTTCTTTCCGCTCCTGAATCATAAAATTCATCACGATGTCTGAAGATTAATTTATTCGGTTGGTCAACATCAATGTCAACATATAAGTTGTACATCTGAAATATTGACTTGACAAAATCCGATTGCTTAATCTTGAGAGGTACATATTGGTTGATATCTAATATCCCTCCAATCACTTCCACTGTTGAGGTTGGAAGGATGTTGATGCGAAGTGAGTTGATTGTCAAAACTACGTCAACTGGTTGCACTGTACCCGCACCAAAGAATGCTCCATAGTTTTGTTCAATTCCAATTTCAATCTGAGTTAGATCTCCAACATTTAATTCAGCTGAGTTATTTGCGTTTTGTCCGAGAAACATCCCTCCGGTTTTGATTCCTGAGGTCAATGCCAATCCGCTTGTTGTTACTGTTGTGTTGACCGGTACAGTTACCGATGAATCAATATTGCTGAGCTGAGATACATATGAGCCGAATGTTGCTCTGATTCTTGCTTTTGGGAAGAAACTACCGTTTGAATTAATGACACTCATTCCTGAAGTATTATTCAATCTCATTGAGTAATCAACCTCATACATGATTGTATATCCTTGCAATGAATTCAGTGATGTGTTGAATGGAATGGTGAACACTCCAGTGGTTGGATTGAATGAGCCTTGGATATCCGTTATCTCAGTCCATCCAGTAGCATTGTCGAAGTTACCATATGACTGCACTGCTGAAGTGACATCGAATGCAGTTGTGATTTCAGCCTCAACCAAATAATCTTGAGTATCAAATGTATTGGCATCACCGTTGTATGGGATAAGTAATTTATCAAAGTTAGCATCACTTAATCCACTCCATTCATATGAGAATCCTGCATTCGAGAATATGCGGTCCAGGTAAAGTTTCGCATATATTGCCGGTTTAAATTGTCGCACATTATAAGTTGGATTCGCAGTTGATGAATAAGGAAATACATATTTGAATCCTTCAGTGATTGTATTATCAAATGATGCAACAATATCGGCAGCAGTGAAGATATGATTCAAATCAGTGAAGTCCAAATCAGTGAGCTCATTGTTTGTGATTGCGGTATAAAATTCAGCTTGAGTATCCTTCACCAATACCTCATATTCAACTTCCTGCTCATATGCATCAGTGACTTGTGACTTCCTTATATTGACCAACTGAAGCAATGCATCCTCAACGATTGGTATGTTATTTTGAAGGATAGTGCATTTGGTGATCGTGTTGATGTTGAATGTTCCTTCCTGGATGTTGACATCGTAATAATGACCAAGCAAGTTATGGTTGTTCTTGTTGCCAACCAAGGTGATTGTCTTTGAGAATGTTCCGTTTCTTTTGCTCAAATCTCTGATATCTCCAACTGAGAAGTTGAGAGGGAATGCAGTACCTTCCTTTACATCGAGGTATCCATTCTCAAGTTGTATCCTAACCATTGATGTTGTCCTGATTGGAGAATCTCACATTTACCGATTGACGAATGAGATTCTTGTTGCGTTGTTTGTATACTTCGTATGAGTTGTTTGTAACCATGACCGGCACATATGTAGTTGATTCGGGGATGCGAGATATACAATCCTCCTCCTCGATTCCGAACACTGTTCCCGTTTCATCAGTTACATATCTTGTTATCTTGAGGTAGGTCATTGGTGAGGTCACAAGCTCTTCATAATATTGAGCCATTCCCTCATCCATCCAATTTGAATTTAACTCCATGGATTTGATGACATTGGTATTGAAGTAATGGAATCCGAATTCTTCCACTCCATAGTTCCATTGACCTCCCTGAACATATCCTTCGATGTTCTTGTTGTACATCTCTCGAGTGACTTCACCTCTCTCATATGCCTTCAATTGGAATGCGAATGATGACCATGAGCCGAGTCGGTCCAGGAACAAAACATGATACTCCTCAATCAATTTCCTATCATCAATATAGAATCTATACTTTTGGGAATCTTGAAATCCTAATGTGAGAGAATCATCATACCACACATCATAGTATTTTGTGGTTGCCTTAATCAATGGGAGTGTTCCAATAGTTGCCGTTAATGTACCAAGGTTATTTGGTCCCACTCCGGTCTGAGTGAATGTGTTGAGCTCTGATATTGTTTTGGTGAATGTATCTCCTCCATCATTCTGATACACGAACTTATCACCGCTGCGAGTCCTTCCATTAAACCACATATCTTGACCAAGAGTCGCATGGAATGATTGAGGTTGGTTGGTCACAAATTCCTTGGTGATGCCATCCATCACATAGTCATTCTCATCATACAACATCCAATCCATGTGGCGAACTGCACCATTGAATGCTCGGTAATTTGAAAGAGTAGTTATGTTCAAAGTGATTATCTTTCGGTTATCTGAGTATCTCACCACTCCATCGATTGTGATGGATGTGATGGAGCTAAATGCAACATTCACCGTAACCGTTGAACCGGTTGCACTGATTACCGTATGAAGTCCCTCAAGCAAAGGATTCGCCACTCCACCATCCGCTTGTGTGATCACTACCTGGTCACCTGCAACAAATGTGTTGGTTGTTGAGATTCTCACATTCCCTCCGTTATCAGTGAGGTTGGCAGTGTAAATATACTCAGCAGTGTACTCCTCACCAATCTTGACATCGTAATCATACTTCGATTCAGCTGCATTGATGGTTGCAGTTGATGTCGTGTCCAATGTCCAGGATACTTGGCTCTGAATGAGCTTAGATAGATCCTGCTCACCATAGCCATCATTGATGCGAGGGATGACCTTATACTCAGCAAGTTTGGTTGCCGTACCTGCTGCGAATACTTGGAAGATATACTTGAATCCTGAGTTGTTCTTGTTGGTTGAATCAATGATGAAATTCAATTGATTGTATGCCGGTGAGAATTCCTGAGGTGATGCGATGAGTGTTTGTGCCATTATTCGCCTTTGAGTGCTTCTATGAATAGATTGATATCAGTGAACTCAACCTCATTGATTGTGCAGGAAAGGTCAAGTAAAATAGTACCGTCATTAGTTGGCGTTAAACATTGACTTTCGCTGATTACTTCAATTTCACCTTCAAATAAATAGATTGATTCATTGAATGAGAATCCGTTTTGTATCGTTGTTATGTTCATCTTAAATGTATTTTGTTGCTCGTGCCATTCTTACTACTGAACTATCTGCTATACTTACTAATTGAATAGCAAAAATTATGTAATTATCAACAGACGTGTTGAATGTAGTTGATACTTCTGGATTTCCATTCGTGGCATAATCACTTAGAGAAGCCGCTGATGTTGGTAATCCCGTTAATGTATTTGAATTTATTCTAAATGTTCTAATTGCTAGTGCAAATGTTGCTGTGTTAGCACTTAAACATAATCCAATCAATGTAGCACCCGTTAAAGAATTTGAAGTGTTTTTGTAAATTCTAAATGATTGAGCTCCTAAAGTACCCGTTTTATTTATTCTACCTAATATTTCTAACATCCCGTCAGTTGTAAAAGTGTTAGCTGGAATCAATAAAGAACGTGAAATAGTTTCTGTAGTTGTTCCCGTTACCGCAGTTCCATCAGTGGCATTTAAAACAATTACTGAAGGATTAGCAGAACCTCCGCTATATTGAGGAACATTCAAAGTAGATCCAACCAAAGTAGCTGCTCCACTTGTTCCCGTAGTCGTAAGTGTTAAGGTAGGTTGTACGGATATATCACCACTTCCAACTAATGAAGTTGAATTAATAGTTTTAATATTAGTTCCACTCACCAATGTTGGTTGAACTGATAAACCACCCGAACCAAGCAACGAAGCTCCATTCAACGTCTTGATATTGGTACCTGAAACAAGTGCTGTTTGTTTGTTGGTGAAATTGATATAATCAGTTGAAGTCAATTCATCATGGTCCGCAGTGACTGATGCTGCAATCAATGGAACAGTTAAGTATGCAGACAACCGAAAGATAATAACTCTCAACATCACCAACTTGGCAAATTACCGAGCATTCAATGGTGCAGTTCGTCACATGGATTGGATGTTGTATGATGAGAGTGATTATGTAATGGATGGCATCACCAAGCAATTTGTGACCAACCAACCTCAATCATTCCATGCAACTCTTGGTCAAGATATATGGTTTAATGGAAGGACTCGAGATGCACACAATTTCGTATTTCAAAATGATGCCGGAGATACATTCAAAAAGACAATCATTCCATCAGTGACATATACCCAAACTGGAGTGGGACCAAATAACTTGGGTACATTGACATTGTCATCAGGTACTTCTCCATTGATTAAACCAAGCACAAAGTGGTATGATGTGTGGTACAATAGCACTGCAACATTAGGAGCTCAGGATTCTCAAAAATATCGCATCAGTCACTTGAGATTTTTTAACATTTACTAACTGAAGTAATGCATCCTCAACGATTGGCACATCATTTTGAAGTACAGTACATTTGGTGATCGTGTTGATATTGAATGTCCCTTCCTGGATGTTGACATCATAATAATGACCGAGAAGATTATGGTTGTTTTTATTCCCAACCAATGTGATGGTCTTTGAGAATGTGCCATTTCTTTTGCTCAAATCTCTGATATCTCCAATGGAGAAGTTGAGAGGGAATGCAGTACCTTCCTTGACATCGAGGTATCCATTCTCAAGTTGTATCCTAACCATTGATATTGTCCTGATTTGAGAATCTCACATTCACCGATTGACGAATGAGATTCTTGTTGCGTTGTTTATATACTTCGTATGAGTTGTTTGTGACCATGACCGGTACATATGTAGTTGATTCAGGTATACGAGATGAGCATGATTCCTCCTCGATTCCAAATACTGTTCCCGTTTCATCAGTCATGTATCTTGTTATCTTCAGGTAAGTCATTGGTGAGGTCACAAGCTCTTCATAATATTGAGCCATTCCTTCATCCATCCAATTTGAATTTA